AAACACTAAAAACCTCATCCCGACTTCATGACCAGCAGCAATGATGTCGATGATATCTTTGGTAAAGACAATGCCGCACTGTGGGACATGCCTTTTCGGTATATCACGGACTCCGTCCGCCTACAGGACTACCACCGCGGAATCTTACGCCAAACGCAGAACTACGACCCGTTCGTAGACACTGCACTGAAACAGTTCGATCCCGAGTTACGCGAATCAATCAAGGGCTACACTCGATCACCTGGTGACGCATGGGACCTCGCCGAGCGCTTCCGACGCTACGATGTCTCCACTCTCGCTCACCCCACCGGTGACAAGACCTTCTCTGCATGCTACTCTCAAGCAGTAGAAGAGACAATGAGTGAATTCAAACTTCACGCCCCCGTCGTACCTCACTGGATTCTCGATGTTGACCTCGTCAAATCGACTTCTTCCGGTTACCCCCACTTCAAACGAAAAGGGGACATCTTCGACCAAATCCGACAAGAAGGACGTTTCCACCTACATCACCTCAAGCTCTACGATCTTCACAGATGCCCACTCCTGCCGTGCACTATGGCAACACGTGGTTCACTTTCTGAAGTGCAAGATCCCAAGACCCGGCTTGTGTGGATGTACCCCGCCGCTATGACTGCCTGTGAAGCAGTGTTTGCTCAGCCTCTTATCGACAAGCTATATTCTGAGAAAGCACATCTCTTCCTCACAGGTGTTGACACCAAGCACCGTATCCAACGCTACCTCTCTCTTATCTCTGAAGAGTCCGGTATGTTAGGTGTTGGCCTCGACTTTAAGTCATTCGACACGCTCCGAAACAACCGCCTTATCCGTGATGCTTTTGCCGTACTCAAGCAAAACATCAAATTTGGTTACTACTACGACAAGATGTCTGGCCTCCAAAAGGGCAGATCCGGAGTCGATGTCCGTGCTGAGAAAGCCTTCGACAATATCATGGAATACTTCATTCACACCCCGATGTTACTCCCGAATGGACGTATTGTTACCAAACACCATGGTGTACCTTCTGGCTCTCACTTCACGAACCTGATTGACTCAATCATCAACAGAATCCTGATCAAGACCTTCGCTCTCTATGAAGGTATTCCGATCCGACAACTCACCACCAATGGTGACGACTCAGCTTTCCTTGCTTCTGAGACCTACACTCCTGGTCTCCTCGAGAAGTCGGCTGTGTTCTTCGACAAGTTCTTCGGAATGACAGTTTCTGTGCAAAAGTCCTGCGTGGCATCCTCTCCCTCCGCGATGCACGTCTCTGGGACAACCTGGGCCTCGCTCCGCCCATACCGACCGACCACAGAGTGGTTTATGCTAGCAGCATACAGCGATACTTACATCGCTAAACCGCTCGACAGCTTCCAACGCCTTTTAGGCCTCGGAATTGCAGGTGGATTCAGTGATGCAACATTCACTCGATTCTTCATGTACTTCCAGTCTGGCTACGATTGCAGACACGGTCCTAACCTTCTCAACTGGAACAAACTCCGTTGGCTCGAGCATGCTTTTGGCATAACCGACTTGCCTCTGGTATACAAGCAGGGTGCACGCACTGCGTTGCGCCTTCGCCTACTGGCCGCTTAGTGGCAGTAGTCCAAAGAATCCTATGAATAGTTCAGAACTACACTGACTATGAGGGGTATTCTTCGAC